TTTTTATTATGCCAATATTATTTGACCACAATAGCGTAACAGGTGTAAGTCAGTACTTTGACTATGACCCAGCTAAAGATACATACTACCTAACCTCTACTCAAGACTTGAGTGGCATGTTAGACAAAATTAAACAAGCAAGAGATAACCCTGCAATATGGGATAAAGGTGTTAAACAAGAATGGGCGCACTTTGCTAGTATTCCGCCTGTAGTGGAAATGAAATTAAAGCAAAAGGGTATAGATATGTATAACCCTGACCACACTAAAGCTCTTGTAAAAGAAATAAACGAAAACTATCCATATCTAAAGCTAACGACAAAGAATGGATGATAGTTTACGGTGCTAAAAGAGTCGGTGGTAAATTATTACTACGAAGATGGTTTAAGAAAAGAAGTTCAGATAAGCATAAAAGACTTGACTTAGATATGAGTAAGTTAAGAAAAAAATGGTGGCACTTTAGGACAAGATGGACCAAAACGAATTAAAAGACGTACTATTAGCAATACACGAACTCTTACAAAAGAATGAGTTTGATACTGCTATGCCTCTTATTTATGAGGTATTAGACCTATATCCTAACAATGCTATGGCATTAAACTTCTTAGGTTATGTTTGGCTTATGGCTGATAAACCAGCTATTGCTTACCAAATGTATCGTAGAGCATTACAAGAAGCTCCTACCAATAAAGTTATATGGACATCTTTAGGTAAAGCATGCCATGAGATGGATAACTTTGAAGACGCACTTAAATACTTTTTAAAGTCAGCAGAATTAGATCCTACTTATGCACTAGCTTATGCTAATGCTTCAGCATCATTGGTACAAACATCAAGATGGGCTGACGCAGAGAAGTCAGCTAACATGGCTTTAGAATGTGATCCTAGTGAGATCAATGCTCAAATGAATTTAGCTCATTGCTATTTTGCTACAGGAAGATGGGATGAAGGCTGGAAACAATGGGATAAGTCACTAGGCGGTAAATTCCGTAAAGAATGGGTATACGGTGACGAAGTAAGATGGGATGGCACTAAAGATAAAACAGTTATTATCTATGGCGAACAAGGCTTAGGTGATGAAATATTCTTTGGCTCATGTATTCCAGATGCTATTGCTGTTAGTAATAAAGTATATGTAGACTGCGATCCTAAACTAGAAAACTTATTTAAACGCAGCTTTCCACAAGCTGAAGTGCATGGCACTCGTAGAGAAGAACATCCTAGATGGATAGCAGATAAAACATTTGACTATCGCTGTGGTTTAGGTGGCCTTCCTGAATTCTTTAGACATCATAATAAAGACTTCCCAGGAACTCCATACTTAGTAGCAGATCCTGCAAGACGTGTTATGTGGCGTGCTTTATTTGACTCATGGGGTAAGAAAGTCATAGGTATCACGACTCATGGTGGCATTAAACAAACTAATTCTAAAGGCCGTGAGATACCAAAAGAATGTATTGAAAAGCTAGTTAAACTAAAAGACTATGCAATAGTAAGTTTAGACTACAAGCCTGCTGAAAAAATAGAGGGCGTACATTATTTCCCATGGGCCACACAGTCTAATGACTATGATGACACGGCTGCATTACTAGCAGAATGTGACTTAGTACTTGGCCCTAATACAACTGCATTAAATGCGTCAGCAGCGTTAGGTGTAAAAACATGGTGCTTAGTACCTGAATATCATCAATGGCGTTATGCTCAACCTAGTATGCCTTGGTATCGTTCTATGAGACTTATGTATCAAGATAAAAGATCATGGACAGAGGTATACGATAGCGTTATTACACAATTGTAATGCTCATTACACCAGAATATTTAGATCAGCAAAAGAAACTTCATGAAGGTATTTATGGCTTATCAGCATGGAAGTGGGCTGATAGAGTTGAACATCATGAAGACATATTAGACTATGGATGTGGCAAGCGTAGTTTAGAAGCTGAATTAGGTAGACCCATTGCTAATTATGATCCTTGTATACCTGGTTTAGAAAACAACAATGAGCCACATGACTTTGTATTTTGTGGTGATGTATTAGAACATATAGAACCTACATTGCTAGACAATGTATTACAAGACATTAAGCGTTGCATGAAAAAAGAAGGACTAATTATTATTAGTACTGTAAAGGCTGGAAAGTCATTACCAGATGGCCGTAATGCACATTTGATCGTTAAAGATCATAAATGGTGGCGAACTGAACTTACTAAATACTTTGTAATAGACAAAGAGGAAATAGAGCCTAAACAATATATCGTAGAGGTTAGCAATGGGTCTAGGTGATTGGATCATGGCTTCAGCAGAAGTCAAAGAAGAGAACGAAAAGGCTGGTAAGAAAGTAAAAATTGGCAATGGTGTAAGTATGTATTACGATCACCAAGTATTTGCTAATAACCCTCGCATGGCATCTAACTCAGATACAGATGTTGTATGGGTAAAGAATTATCCTAACCACAGACCTTATCTAAAAGGATCTAAAGACGGACATTTAGTCTTTAATGATAACTATAAGCCTAAACCTGGTGAAATATACTTATCTAAAGACGAAAAGATATGGGCTGATAAGAAAGTAAAAGAACCTTTTATACTTATAGAGCCTAATGTAAAGCGTACATTTATCCATACTGTAAACAAAGCATGGGATAAGTGGGATGAATTAGTAAAACATGACTTACCTTGGAAACAAGTAGGTGATTGTACTGCTAAAAAATATACAAAATGGATAGAAACAAAAACATTCAGGGAAGCATTAGCTATACTAAACAAAGCTAGTGTTTTTGTAGGGACAGATGGTGGCTTACATCATGCAGCAGCAGCCTTAGGCATACCTTCCGTAGTGATATGGACAGGGTTTACTTCACCGAGACACTTAGGATATGACACCCATAGAAATATACATGACGGTTCAGAGCCATGTGGGACTTATGATAGCGTATGTCAACATTGCCTTTTAAAAAGCAAAACAATAACCGTAGAGCAGGTTTTAGATGCAGTTAATACTGAGTGGCATAGAACGCAGAGATAACGTCTTAAAACGCCTGCAAAAGCATTGCAAGGGTGTTTTAACAAGAGAATGGGATGGCAAGTCTATTCCAGTCGTAGTAGGTAATTTACATGGCGCAGATAAGATACAAATAGCTTGTAGAGAACAAAACATACCTTACATTCTGATAGACCATGGTTACTTTCATAGGTCATCTGGCTTAGAATGGGCTAGGTTCTGTGTAAATAACTACCATTGTACAGACTGGCGATCATCTATCAGAGATATTCCTGAAACAAAAGACTATAGATCAGGTGAACATGTAGTTATTTTGCCTCCAGCAGATAAAGTATCATACATTTACAATGCTTCTCGTTGGTTAGACGCAACCATAGAAGAAATTAGAAAGCATACAAAAAGAAAAGTTATTATTAAACGTAAGGGCGAAGGTGACTTTAAGAAAGCATTAGAAAAAGCTCACGTAATAGTAAGTTTTGGTAGTGTTGCAGATGTAGAAGCAAGCCTTTATGGAGTACCTGTGATCGTATCAGATCATAGTCCTGCAAAACCAATTTCAAATAGCATTACAGATATAGAAAACTTAAATTATCCAGATAGGCACGACTGGTTACGTTCATTAGCTGCTGCAGAATGGCACATGAGCGAAATGGACAAGTGCTGGGATAGACTAAAAGGACAATTAGATGGCATTAACTAACTATACAACGTTTGTATCTACGGTAGAAAATTACCTAGCTAGAACAGACTTAACAAACGTCATACCTGACTTTATTCAGTTAGCACAGACTCGTATGTCACGTGACTTAAGAACTGAAAAGATGCTAAAAGTAGCTACAACTACTATGGTAGACAATACAGTATCTATACCTGCAGATATGTTAGAGGTAAGGGAAATACATTTACAAGGTAACCCTCCTGTTATTTTAGAATATCAGTCACCAGACTTATTCTTTAAAAACTTTCAAACGACATTATCAGGAAGACCGTTTTATTTTACAATGTTAGGTTCAGAGTTTCAGTTTGCACCGCAACCCAATGGTAACCAAACTGTACAAATACTTTATTACTCTCAACCTACATTTATATCAACAACAACTGCTAGTAATTTATTCCTAGCTAATTACCCAGACGCTTTATTATATGCAACTCTAGCAGAAGCAGAACCATATTTGATGAATGATGGTCGTATTCAAACATGGTCATCTTTATATGACAGAGCAATTGCAAACATTAAAACAAGCGACTTGGGCCAAACATACCCATACACTTCACTAAGCGTAACACCAAGATAAGGATAATATTATGGCAGAAATGAGCAATTACCTAGAGAACGCATTATTAAACGCTACTCTAAATGCAACAACATACACAGCACCAGCTAATATATACGTATCACTATGGACTTCAGACCCTACAGATGCAGGTAGTGGCACAGAAGTTAGCGGTGGTTCATATCAACGTACAGCCGTATCATTTGCAACAGCATCTGGCACATCTGGCAATGTATTAAATGATGGTGCAGTAGAATTCCCACAAGCTACAGCTACATGGGGTACTATTGGATGGATCGGTATTAATGATGCACAAACTAGCGGTAACTTACTTTACCATACAGCTCTTACTACATCTAAAGCTATTGACACAGGTGATATTTTTAAAATTGCTATAGGTTCACTTAGCGTAACACTTGCTTAATTATGCCAGCAGATATTTGTGGTCCATTTACTCTTGAACAGTTAGACCTGTTTGGTGGTAATTTAGACACATTACCTTTCTCATTAGATAGTTATATATGGGAAGATCCTAATGTCTGTATAACATTTGGGGAAGGTGCATTTAGTGGTGATGCCACTATAGATGCCACAGCTTTAAGAATAAGAATGGCTGAGGCTCTGATAGATGCTGAAGCAACTGTCACAGCCAATGGAGCATTAGTTATATTAGCTAGTGCTGATATTACAGCAGATGCAACAGTTACAGCAGATGGTTCAAAAATAGTAAGTGGTAGTGCAGCAATTACTGGAGATGCTACAGTCTCTTCAGATGCAATTCGTATTAGAACATCATCTGGAAGCATAGACGCAAATGCAAATGTATCTGCAAATGGTACAGGTATTTTTGCAGGAAACGCAAATATTACGTCAGATGCTACAGTAAGTGCTACTTATGTAAGAATAAGAACAGGCGAAGGTAGTATTACTGCTGACGCTACAGTAAGTTCTGATATGATCCGCATTAGAACAGATAGTGCAGATATAGAATGTATTGCAGAAGTAGAAGCTGCAGGTGGTGTTGTTTATGAAGGTCATGCTGAAATCAATGCTTATGCAGACGTTGCATGCGTACCTTTTGCTATTAAAGTAGGCGAAGGATATATTACTTGTAGCGGTACTGTAATAGCAAGTGGTAAAATATTAGGTGAAGGATGGATAGACACATCTTACGACACAAATACATGGTCAGCCATTTCTCCAGGTACAGAGACATGGACTGAAGTAACTGCAGGACCAAATACATGGGTTGAAACAAATTTTAACTCAAATACATGGAATGACATAACACCAGGTAGTAATGCCTGGAATAATATTTAAACAAAGGAATTATTATGCCAAAGGATAAAATTAGCCAGTATGCGTTTACACCGGCTGCTAACACAGATATAGGTGGAATTAACATTGATGAGGGTTGCGCACCTTCAGGTATTAACAATGCTATTCGTACACTTATGACACAGATCAGAGATCTGCAAGCAGGTGTGAGTGGAGATACTGTTCCGCTTACAGCAGGTGGTACTGGATCAGGTACAGCAGCTAGTGCTAGAGCAGCATTAGGTTTGGCTATTGGTACAAACGTCTTAGGCTATGTAACTCCAGGTGCATCTGGTAACATTTTACTATCAGATGGATCTAATTGGACAAGCGTTGCACAAAGTGCAGTAATTACATTAGATACAATTACTGGTGGTCCACTAGCATTAGCAAAAGGTGGTACAAATGCCACTACAGCAGCACAAGCTAGAACTAACTTAAATGCAATGCAAAATTATACAGCAGGCGCTACAGGACAAGTGCTTACCTCTACAGGAACTGGATGGGTTTCTGAAGCATCTAGTGGCGGTCAGCTTCAAACTCAATTATTTACATCTCCAGGCACTTGGACAAAACCTGCTTCATGCACTCAAGTAAGAGTAACTGTAGTTGGTGGAGGTGGGGCAGGGGCAGCTAATCCTGGATCGCCTGGCGGTAGTGGAGGTTATGCTAAAGCAATTGTTCCTGTGTCTGCACCAGTATCTATTACAGTAGGAGGTGCTGGAACTTATCCTGGAGGATCAGGCGGAACTTCATCTTTTGGACCTGCGGTAAGTAGCACAGGAGGAGTTGCTAATGCTAACACTCCTGGAACTGGCACAGTTTCAGTAGGAACTAATTTAAGAACTTCATTTGCGAATAGAATAGGGGATAGTTTATTGAATGGCGCTAGTTTAGGAGTTACCACTGCGGCTGGGGAAGGTGGTGTTGCATTTTCAGTAACAGCAGTATACGGAGCAGGTTTTCAAGGCGCTTCAGGATCAGGACCTGTTTCTAGTGGAAAAGGTGGTATTGGCGGTGTAGTATTAGTAGAATTTGTAGGATAAAAAAGGAAATAATATGAAAAATGCTCTTATAAGCCCAAACGAAAGTCCAATTAAATATATTTCAGGATGGACAACAGATACACCGCCTGAACCTATTTTTACACCCATTGAAAATTCATGCAGAGTAGCAGAGGTGGAAACTCAAACCTTTGAAGTTGCACTACCTTTATTTTGGACAGAGTGTAAAGATGATGTAGTTGCAGACCAATGGTATTACAATACAAACGATAAAGAAATTTATCCTGTACCTGAACCAGCACCAGAACCAACTTAAATATGTTATAATGTTTTAATGAATACTATAAAACAATTTCAAGATCATAAATACGTTCACTTAAAAAACTTTTTAGACAAAACTAATTGTCAACAATTAACAGATGAATTAAAGCGTTTAGTTAATGAAAATAAAACAGTTAAAGATGAACAATGCCCATTATCAGATGCAGTACATGGTTCAGAAGTATTTGATAGTCTATTAGAACAATTATTACCACATTTTGAAAATTCTAGTGGTTTAAAACTATATCCTACTTACTCTTATGCAAGACTGTATAGTCAGCATGGAGAAGAATTAAAAAACCATAGAGATAGACCAGCTTGCGAAATATCAGCAACTATTACATTGGGTTTTGACGGTGATGTATGGTCTATTTACATGGGAGACAATGAAGATAAGTCCAATGGCACAAAAATTGAAATGGATGTTGGTGATGCTGTTATGTATCGTGGCATGGACAAATGGCATTGGCGTGAACCTTACTTTGAGGGAAAATGGCAAGCCCAAGTATTCTTACATTACGTAGATCAAAATGGCCCTCATGCTGAATGGAAGTATGATAAGCGTGAGTCTTTAGGTTTAAGTAAAACAATTAATAATGTATCTCAACCTCAACAATTAGATATATGTTATGTAATGAAAAAAGCTATATCAGATGGCTTTAGTAACACACTTATTAAAGAATATTCAAAGCCTGAAGTCGAAAAAGAACTGCCGTTTATTGGCGAAGGTCGTGATCTTAAAAATAATATTAATTTAGATATTAGAAACGTTCAAAGACTTCAATTGCCATTACATGCTGGCATAGGAGCAACATTGACATCATGCGCTTTAAGTATAAACCATCAATATTGGCAATATAATATTACACATTCCAACCAAGCTGAGTTTTTAATGTATGAACCCAATGGTAAATATGAGGCTCATGTAGACACATTTCACCAGCACGGAAATGAAACAAGAAAATTAACTGCAATAGCTATTCTTAATAATGACTTTGAAGGCGGTAAGTTTTATATTATAAATAGCAATGAAAAAATATATCCTCCACAAGAAAAAGGGGATGTAATAGTATTTCCATCATTTATGGTTCATGGCGTTGAGCCTGTCACTAAAGGGGTAAGATATTCAGTAGTCACCTGGATGGTTGGCCCATATTTTAAATAAGAGGAAAGTATGGCAACACAAAGAATTACTTTTAAGGAATGGTTACCTGACCAGCCTACAGTATTAGACTGTCTCACAGATGCAAAAAATGTAGTACCAGTTGCTGTAGGATATGCTCCTATGATGTCTTCAGAAGAAATATCTAATGCTGCATCTGAAGCGCTTACCAATGCTTTTGCTGGTAAATTTGGTACATCTACAGAACTATTTGCAGGTGGAGCTACAAAACTATTCAAATTTAACCCAAGCGATATAGACTTAGATAATGTATCTAAAGGCGGTGGTTATACGGGTTCAAATAGATGGAACTTTGTCCAATTTGGTGACGTTGTATTAGCTGCTAATGGCTCTGAAAAAATACAGTCATGGCAAGTTGGCGTTTCTACTGTGTTTGCTGACGTTGCTGCTAATGCTCCTACAGCTAAATTTATTACAGTTGTACGTGACTTTGTAGTAAGTGCTAATATTGGCTCTGACTATAACAAAGTTCAATGGAGTGATATCAACGCAGAAGGGTCATGGACTGCAGGTGGTGCATCTCAGGCCGACTTCCAATTGATCGCCGACGGCGGTAATATACTTGGGATCACAGGCGGAGAGTTTGGCTTAGTATTATTAGAAAAAAGCGTGGTTCGCATGTCATATTCTGGCAGCCCACTTTTTTTCCAATTCGACACAATTTCACGCAATGTAGGATGTAATGCTGAAGGATCTGTAGCTCAATATGGCAACCTTACATTCTTCTTATCAGATGATGGCTTTTATCAATGTGATGGTACTGCATTAACTGCTATTGGTGATGAAAAAGTAGATAACTACTTTTACACTAACGTAGACGTATCTAAACTTTCTAAAATGAGTTGTGTAGCTGATCCTATTAACAAACTTGTTATATGGAACTATTTTAAAGTAGATGGCACTACAGAAATGCTTATCTATAACTTTAAATTATCAAAATGGTCAAGAGCAGATAGTACTGCTGACTATATTTGCTCATCTGCAACATCTAATATAGCACTAGAAGGCCTAGACGCATTTGGTACTATAGATACGCTTCCAGCATCATTAGATGATCGTTTATGGGCTGGTGGCCAATATGTATTTGCAGGTGTAAGTAGCACTAAACTAATAGCTTTTACAGGCCCATACATGCCAGCAAAACTTATTACTAATGACATTGAACAAGGATATGACTCAGTAGTTACATTATCAAGACCTATGGTAGATAATGGATCAGCAAGTGTAGCTGTAGCAAGTCGTAAGAACCTTAATGAAACTATTACTTACAGTTCAGATGTCACAGCAACAACTGAAGGAAGATGTAGCTTAAGAAGTTCTGGTCGTTATCATAGGTTTAAACTTATACCTAGCGGTGATAATTGGAAGCATGCTGTAGGACTAGATGTAGATATTACTACACAAGGCACTAGATAATGGCTGATCGTGACATGTATCGTAAACTACCTTGGACAGGTGGTGATCCTAGAAGTGTAGCTGAAATTGTAAATAACCTTGTAGAAGGTAAGTCTAATAACACAGGCAATATTACTTTGGCTGCAAGTAGTGCAGTTTCTACTACTATTTATGATGAGCGTATAGGATACAATTCTTATGTTGGTTTAGAACCTACAACACAAACAGCAGCTAGTACATACTTTCCATACGGTGCATTTCAAGATACGACTGATCAAAGTATAGCTACGATAACAGCTACAGCAAACATTACACTTAATGCTACAGACTATTCTTTAGGCACAAGTTTAGTAGATGGATACAAAGTAAAAGTAGACTATTCTGGTCTTTATAATGTTCAGTTTAGTATTCAATTTGTTAATACTGATAATGCTCAACATGACATAGATATATGGTTTAGAAAGAATAATTCAGATGTTGCAGGTTCTAACAGTAAATTTACTGTTCCAGCTCGTAAAAGTGCAAGTATTTATGGTCATCTTATTGCAGCATTAAACTTTAATATAGAACTTGCTAAAGACGACTATGTAAGTTTAGCATGGGCTACAAGTTCTACATTAGTAACAGTAGAACATTTAGCAGCACAAACAACACCTACTAGACCTGCAACACCTAGTGCTATTGTTACCATTCAGTATTTAAGTGCTAATTCATTCACTACAAACTTATTTACAGAGCCTTATGTTAGTTCACAGTCACAAGGTCAGGCTACTATATCGCATCCTGCAAATACAGGCACGAATAAGGTGTATCGTTATATAATAGTAGGATGATATTAAACTACATACCTAAAGACCAGTTACGTTCACATTGGGACTATGTTAAACATGGTCTTGAATTAGTAAGGGCAAAAGGTCACACAGAATGGATAGTAGAAGACGTCTATTGTGACTGCTTTGAAAACCGTTCTATGTTATTTATGGGTATCATAGATAATAAACCAGTAGGTTTCGTAGTGCTTCAGCCAATAGGAAATGCACTTCATGTATGGGCCTCTTGGTCTACTATTAATGATATATCACTTTTTCAACAAGCATTTCAAGAAATTCAAGCAATAGCAAAACAAGGTGGCAAGTCTAAAGTTACATTCTCTTCACAAAGAAAAGGATGGGAACGTAGAGCCAAAGAAATGGGCTTTAAGCCTCAAACATGGGAATATATACTTTAAGGAAATAATTATGGGCGGAATGATAAACCAAACACCAGAAGCAGCACCATTGCAAATGTATCAAGTGCCACAAACGGTCACTCCATATTCACAGTCTCCTAATTACTTCGGAGCATACACATCACCAGTACAAATAGGAACAATGCCTAAACCTCCTCAATACGATAAACGAGGAAAGTTAATTAAAGGCTCTGGCACAAGCTCATTTGAAAACCCAAGCACTTTACCACTCTATAGCATGTATATTCCTCCATCATCAATGCCAAACATTAATGCTTACTTGCAGTCACCAGCTTCACTATTAGGAGCTATGCAAAGTGCTAATGTTGCTCCACAAGGTGCTGGACAATATCTAACATCAAATATTTCTACAGGACAATAACATGAAATTATTAAATTTTCTCATTCCAGCATTAAGTAACTACTTTACATTATGGGGTGGCGGTGGCTCTGGTGGAGGTGGAACTTCTCAAACTAAGTCTGAATTAGATCCTACAGTAAAACCATTCGTACAATATGGTCTTGAACAAGCTAAGCAACTTTATAATGCAAATACTCCACAATATTACTCTGGTCAAACTTATGTAGGCCCATCTGAACAAACACAAGCTGCTTTACAAGCTACTCAACAAAGAGCATTGCAAGGTAACCCATTGTTACCAGCAGCACAAAGACAGCAACAAGATGTTATTAGCGGTCAATATTTACAAAACAACCCATACTTTAACCAAGCATTAGCCGGTGCTGCACAAGGTGCTACACAAAACTATAATGATGCTATTGCACAAGCTCAAAGCTCTTTATCAAAAGCTGGTCGTTTTGGATCTAACGTAGGTGCAGATATTCAAAATAGAGCTGCTACAACATTAGCTAATACATTGGCTAATAAATATGGAGAACTTAGTTATCAAAACTTTGCAAATGAACGTGCTATGCAAAACCAAGCTGCACAATATGCTCCTACATTAGCACAAGCTGACTACGCTGATATTTCACAATTAGCTAACGTAGGTAAAACTGCTGAAGACTATCAAAAAACTGCTCTACAAGCTGACATTGATCGCTTTAACTTTCAACAAAATTTACCATATCAAAAACTCAGTTCTTTTCTTGGTGCTGCTTATGGTGCTCCTACAGGCAATGTATCTACAACTACTCAATCAGGTGGTGGCAAGATAGTCTGCACAGCTATGAATGCTGAATATGGCTTTGGTAGCTTCCGTAACGCTATCTGGTTAGCTCAGTCTAAAGACTTAGACCCAGCATACGAAAAAGGTTATCACACTCTATTCTTACCATTAGTAAACTATGCTTACAAAGCAGGTGAAAAGAATGCCCTACAACGC